TATAAAGTTGTTTTGTTTCGTTTGAGCTTTGCGGAGTTTAGCAATTTCTTTTTCCAGTTGTTTTACTTTCTGGTATTGTTTCTTTTCCTTATCTTCGTCGCGAAACTTTGACATCACAGGTCCAGGGTTCGATTCGATATCTCCTGCTAACATAAGCAGGAAAGATCGGTCGATCTCTACAGTGATTTTGTCGAGGGCAGCATGGTGTCGAACAACACATCCGTTCTTAAAGCGAATCACACGTCCAATTTCTTCTAGGGTAGAACAAAATGGAGTGGGTGATTCAACTTGTCGAACGAGGAATGTGTTGGCATGTTGACGAGAGGCGGGGGAAGAGAACTTGTCTAAATCATCTAAATAGAATTTCGTTGAGTCGTTTGCTTTGATCCATGAGTCATAAACAGGGGAGTTTATGAACCAGGTTCTATACAAAGTAACAATGGAATTCCAGTTAACACGGTCTTGTTTCTTAGAAAACTTAAATAGGGGAAGATGTTGATAGTATGAAAATGCAGTCATATCCATAATATCAAAAGCTTCGGTATTTATTTTCCTAAGAAGTTCGAGAGCGGAGGATTCAGCAAGGGACAAACGAGGGTGAGCAATCGTGTCATAAACACGAATAGTTTGCTTTACAAGCGAGTCCATTATCATTGGTCCGAGAGATTCAGAATCGTTGCCCCAACCTAGAGGTAAACTCATAGGGTTGGTAGTTAGGTAGGTTTGGTTTAAAGACGCATCTCCATGGATTCGATCATAAGTAGACTTCATCATAGAAAAAGGGGTGGATAGAGCTTACGCACCACATCCGAACTTAAAACTAATATTTGGTTTATCATCCTTAAAACATATAAAATACACAATTAAAGATTACATCAAAAAGTTTCAAGTATAACTTCACTTCCTTCTTATCCAAGATTTTGATAGTATCAACACTAGGGTACGACTAAATGTCACGATCGTAGTACCTAATGCTTCGGAGAACAGTCTGGGGATCAATTCTTCTATCATATATAAGTGTGATACATTTACAATAAAAATAGAATTAAATTCACAAACTTACGTTTCTTTGAATCAAAGGCAAAATGAAAATGCAGAGACAAAGCAGTTACAAATAAGCGAGAAAATAATAATATTAATACGGT